GAAGAATCTAACGAAATGGCTGTGTTTTCAGAGTTGGTTGAGGCCATTGTTGTTATCGCCAACGACGGTGTACTGCTAAAAGCAGAAGAGAATCCTTACATGATGAAGGATCGTCCTGTTGTTGCCTTCCAGAATGACTCTATGCCTAATCGGTTCTGGGGTCGTGGTATCGCTGAGAAGGGCTACAATATGCAGAAGGCTATTGATGCACAAGTTCGCGCTCACTTAGATAGTCTTGCTCTTACCACTGTACCTATGATGGCTATGGATGCTACAAGGTTGCCTCGTGGTGCTAAGTTTGAGGTTCGTCCTGGTAAAACTATCCTTACCAACGGTAATCCAGCAGAGATTCTCCAACCATTTAAGTTTGGTAACCTAGATCCTGCTAACCTTGCCACCGCTAAAGAGTTTGAGCGTATGCTCCTGCAAGCCACTGGAACCATTGATAGTGCCTCTTACGGTGCGCCAGCGGGTACACCAGAGTCCTACGGTACTAACCCTGCTCTGATGGCTATTATCAAGAAATCTAAGCGTACTTTGGTGAACTTCCAAGAGCAATTCTTGATTCCTTTCATTACTAAGTCTGCTCATCGGTATATGCAGTTTGACCCTGAGCGTTATCCTGTCCAAGACTTTGTATTTATCCCCACCAGCCACCTTGGTATCATCGCAAGGGAGTTTGAACAAGTACAATTCATTAACTTGTTGAAGACACTCGGCCCTGACTCTAAACTTGCACCGATTATCCTATCTGCTGTTATTGAAAACAGTGGCTTAGAGAACCGTGAAGAACTGATTCAGCAACTGCAACAGGTAAACCAGCCTTCAGAGCAAGACCAACAGATGCAGCAGATGCAAATGCAAGCAGCACAGCTAGAAATGGCTGATAAACAAGCAGATGTTCAACTCAAGCAAGCAAAAGCACAGAAAGAGATTGTTGATATTCAACTTGCACCAGCAGAGTTACAAGCAAAGATCGCTGCTGCCTCATCTAAGTACCTTGGTGACGCTGCCGATCCTAACAAAGAGTTTGATCGTCGGATGAAGATAGCAGACCTGGCCCTAAAGAACAAAGATATTGACACCAAGGCTGATATTGCTCGTCTACAAGTGATTGCATCTAAGCAACGATAAAAATAGTTTAAAAAAGTATTGACAATTTAATTAAAATCTGGTACAATGGTAGTATTAAGTTAGTAAGCACTCACTTGGAGATAATGCTTGGACGAACAGTTACGAAAGTATTACGAGAATAGGTTTGATCTTTGTACATCAGTTGGTTGGAAAGAACTGATGGATGATTTAAAAGAGGCTAGGGACGAATACGCTAGAGTTGATATTATCAACAGCGTTGAGGATCTCTGGAAAGCCAAAGGTAAGATAGAGGTTCTTGATTATATTCTGAACTTGCATCAACTATCCGAGCAAGTATATCAGGAGATAATAGATGGCGAAAAGAATCTTTGAGTTTACCTGTGTCAAAGGACACACCTCAGAAAAGTATATTGATGAGTCTGAAAGAGTTATTACTTGCCCTCATTGCGGTAATGATGCTTCCAGAATCATTAGTACGCCGGTAATATCACTAGAAGGTATTACTGGACATTTCCCTGGAGCCGCTGCAAAGTGGGAACAACGCAGGGAATCTCACATCAAGTGGGAAAGAAAGACCGGAAGGTAACGGATAAAGGAATCTCCGTAAGTAGTAATAGTATTCTTTCTATAAAGCTAAACGCTCAGAGGAATTAATATGGCTGAATTTATTGATGAAGGTCAAGAAGAGACATTACAATCAGGTGAAGTAGTTGAAGAGTTAGAGCAGGCGCAAGAGATTGTACCTGAAAATAACACTGAAACACCAGAAGAAGGCGATGAGGTTCCTGAGAAGTATAAAGGTAAAAGCCTCAAAGACATTGCCAGGATGCACCAAGAGGCTGAGAAGCTAATCGGTCGTCAAGGCTCTGAAGTTGGTGAACTACGCAAGATTGTTGATGACTTTATCAAGGCCCAAGCATTAAGTAAACAGCAACCGCAGGAACCTGTCGAAGAAGTTGACTTCTTTGCTGATCCCGAAAAAGCAGTATCAAAAGCAATTGAGAACCATCCGAAGATCAAGCAAGCTGAACAAGCCGCCCTTCAGATGCGAATCGCAGAAACGGTATCGATGTTGAAGCAAAAGCATCCAGACTTTATGGATATTGCTGGTGACACATCTTTCCAAGAGTGGGTAAAGTCGTCTAAGGTACGAGTACAGTTGTTTGCAGCAGCGAATAACTATGACTTTGATGCCGCTGATGAGTTACTCAGTGTTTGGAAAGAGCGCAAGCAAGTTGCTGATGCTACAGTCAAGGCTGAAAAGCAAGACCGTGAACGAGTTCTTAAGAGCGCTACTGCGACTACGGCAAAAGGAAGTGATGAAGCACCTTCTAAGAAGATTTATCGTCGTGCGGATATTATCAAACTGATGCAGACCGACCCTGATCGTTATGATGCTCTTCAACCTGAAATCATGAGCGCTTATCGAGAAGGTCGTGTTCGATAAAATTTAACTTTACATAAAGGATATTATCATGGGTATGGGTACCGATCACGTTCTAGTTGGACAGGCTAAAACCGCTGGCTTTGTGCCTGAGGTATGGTCTGATGAAATCATTGCTGCTTACAAGAAGAATCTTGTTGCTGCTAACCTCATCAAGAAGATGAATTTCAAGGGTAAGAAAGGCGATAAAGTCTACTTCCCTGCTCCTGTTCGTGGCAACGCCACTGCTAAGAGCAAGACTGCTCAAGCACAGGTGACTCTAATTGCTGAATCTGGTACTTCGCTGTCTGTGTCGATTGACCAGCATTATGAGTATAGTCGTCTGATTGAGGACATCACGGAAGTTCAGGCACAGTCTTCGCTGCGTCGCTTCTACACTGATGATGCTGGTTATGCTCTGTCGACCCGCATTGATACCGATGTGCTTGCCCAGGCTGCTAAGGCTCAGGGTGGTAACGGTACGGCAGCGTACAACGCTGCTGTTATCGGTGGCGATGGTACGACTGCGTACACCTCTGGTGCTAACAACGCTTCTGCGCTTACGGATGCTGGTATTCGTAAAGTGATTCAGACGCTTGATGACCAGGATGTACCGATGGATGGTCGTTTTATGATCATTCCTCCTGTTGCTCGTAACACTCTGCTTGGCCTTAGCCGCTTTACTGAGCAAGCCTTTGTTGGCTCTGGCGACTCCATCCGCAACGGTCAGATTGGTGATGTATACGGTGTTAAGGTATATGTCTCTACCAACTGTGCTACTGCCACTGGTGGCGCTCGTATTGCTGTGATGGCACATCCTGAGTTTGCTGTGTTGGTTGAGCAACTTGGTGTTCGTGTTCAGACTCAATACAAGCAAGAGTACCTTGCAACGCTTCTCACCGCTGATACGCTGTACGGTGTTGGCGAGTTGCGTGATAAGAGTGCAGTTGCTATTGCGGTTCCGGCCTAAGATTGATAACGGGGATGGCTCATTAGGGTCATCCCTATTTTAACTTAAAAGGAATCTATCATGGCACTTTCTTCTGTATCAATTAAGTCTAATGCGCGTCAGCAGTTCCCTGGCGTGTTTTCTAATATTACTGTAGCATCTGGTGTTAAGGATTTTGATTCTATCGCTGATGGTGCTTCTGCTTCTGATACCATTACTATTCCTGGTGTTGCTCTAGGTGATATGGTCATTGGTGTTACTTCTAGCATCAGTGCTGGTGGTTTGGTTGTTACTGCTGATGTTACTGCTGCTAACACTGTTACCATTCGTGCTAACAACCTTAGTGGTGATGCAATCAACCTCGGATCTGCTACCTTTACAGTTGTTGTAGGTAAGTTGGTGTAAGGTTGCCCCTTCGGGGGCTTTTCTTAAGTGTTTTCATTGAGAGCATTTAAGAAAACAAGGAGATCTAATGGCTATCTATCGCGGTCCTGGTGGTCCTGGAGACGCTGTAGCTGATGCTGCTAGCGAAGCAGCATTAATATCCGCATTAGTAACACAAGCACAGACAGCAGAGACTAACGCTGGTAACTCAGCCTCTGCTGCTGGTGTATCTGCATCATCAGCATCAGCCTCTGCCAGCAATGCTGCTTCTTCTGCATCAACAGCATCAACAGCAGCAAGTAATGCTGCATCGTCTGCATCAGCAGCATCAACTTCTGCTAGTAATGCAAGCACTTCCGCTACTAACGCCAGTAACTCTGCTAGTGCTGCATCTACATCTGCTAGTAACGCTGCAACATCAGAAACTAATGCTGCTAACTCAGCTTCAGCAGCAGCGACATCTGCTACTAATGCTAGTAATTCAGCATCCGCAGCAGCAACCTCTGCTAGTAATGCAGCAGCATCTTATGATGCTTTTGATGATCGTTATCTTGGTGCTAAATCTTCTGCTCCTACACTAGACAATGATGGTAATGCGTTACTGACTGGTGCTTTATATTGGAATACTGTCGGTAATCAGTTGTATGTATGGGATGGTAGTGCTTGGGATGCTGCTGCTTTTGATGTTACTGGTAGTGCTGTAACATCAGTAGCAATGACAGTACCAACAGGGTTGACTGTTTCTGGCAGCCCTGTTACAAGCACTGGAACACTTGCAGTAACATATACTGCTGGTTATGCTATTCCCACTACAACAAAACAAAGTAACTGGGATGACTCTTATACTTTTGTAAGTAACTTTCCAACACAGACTGGTAACTCAGGAAAATACTTAACTACAGATGGTAGTACACTGTCTTGGGGTACATTAAATACTACTAACTGGGATACTGCTTATAGTTGGGGTAACCACGCTACAGCTGGTTATTTAACATCATATACCGAAACTGATCCTGTTGTTGGTGCTATTAACGGTATTGTTAAAGCTAACGGATCTGGAACAATCTCTGCTGCTACTGCTGGTACTGACTATCTTGCTCCTGCTGCTATTGGAGTGACGGTACAGGCTTACGATGCTGGTTTACAGTCTATCGCAGGTTTAACCACAGCAGCAAATAAGATGATTTACACTACGGCGCTTGATACTTATGCTGTGGCAGATCTCACCGCTGCTGGACGAGCATTGTTAGATGACGCAGACGCTGCAACGCAAAGAACTACATTAGGACTTGTGATTGGTACTAATGTTCAGGCGTATGACGCAGGTTTGCAATCTATTGCTGGATTGACTACTGCTGCTGATAGGATGATCTATACAACAGCATCTGATACTTATGCTGTAACTACCTTGACTGCTGCTGGTAGGGCTATCCTTGATGATGCTGACGCTTCTGCACAGCGTACTACATTAGGTTTGGTTATTGGCACTGATGTGCAGGCTTATGATTCTAATTTAACTTCTTTTGTTAATACGTTTACACTTCCAACTACTGACGGAACTAACGGACAAGTATTACAAACAAACGGTTCTGGAACTTTGTCCTTCACAACACCCACAGGTGGTGGTATAACAACAGGTAAAGCAATTGCTATGGCGATTGTGTTCGGATAGAATAGGAGAATCAAATGGCTGCACCAAACATTGTAAACGTAGCAACTATTACAGGTAAGACTGCCGTAGTAAACCTAACAAGCACCTCTGCAACTAGCGTTGTTAGTAATGCTGCTAGTTCTGGTAAAGTATTTAAGATTAATTCGTTGTATGTTGCAAACGTAGATGGTGTTAATACTTGTGATATAACAATAAATTTATATTCTGAAGACGATATTGGTGGAACTGCAACAGAGATATGCAAAACCATTTCTGTTCCCGCTGATGCTACTTTAGTCGTAATAGATAAAAACTCTTCAATTTATTTGGAAGAAGACAAGTCTATTGGCGCTATTGCTGGTGTTGCTAATGATCTAAAGATTGTTGTCTCATACGAGGAAATCTCGTAATGAGCAGGGAAAATGGTTCTATTCTTGGTGTTGCAAACACGCCTACTATATCTGTTGCGTCTGGTATATGGTCGCTTAACGCTGTAGCACTTGCGGTAAAACAGGCAATCTGGCCTAGTGGTCCTCCAGACTTGCGGTTAGATTTTGACCAAGGCACTACGCTTGATTCTCGCATCACATTTACCCGAGCCACCAACGGCACTTACTTCGACTCTGCTGGTGTGTTGCAAACGGCTGGCTCTGGTGCAGCAAGATTTGACCACAGACTAGAGGGTGGTGTGTGGGTCAACAAGGGGTTGTTGGTTGAGGAGCAGAGGACGAATGTTAATCAACGATCAGAAGAAATAGATAATGCTTGGTATGCAAAAGGTAGCGTAACAATAACTGCTAATTCAACCACTTCTCCTAATGGAACAACAACCGCAGATACGTGGACTCCTGACAATGGGTCAACCAGTTACTTAATTGACCCACAAAGCGCAGGTAACTTCTCAGCAGCATCTCAAAATCAAACTTGGTCTGGGTCATTTTTCGTAAAAAACAACGGCATGACCACTATAGCAGCAGACTTTAATTTTAGAACTAGTGCTGGTGGGGCCGCGGCCGCCGGTGGCGTAAACATAAATTTTAGTGGATCTTCTGTTACTGGTCTCACTTTAATTCAGTCAAGTGCGGTTATTACATATTCTGAAGCACAAGATGTTGGAAATGGGTGGTGGAGGATTCTTTTTTCAGGATATGGAACCGCAGCAACAGTTGCTAGGGTTTCATTGCGTATTCGTCAAGCAGCCACTCCAGAAACAGGAAATGGAACAAAAGGTGTATATCTTTGGGGTCTTCAGTTAGAGCAAGGAGCCTTCTCCACCTCCTACATCAAGACCACCTCCGCATCGGTCACAAGGAACGCTGATGTAGCCACGATGACCAGTACGAACTTCAGTGATTGGTATAACGCTACTGAGGGTACGGTATTCTGGCAGGGGGATTTGGTAGGAGTAAAAGTTGGTTCTACTCGTTTGTATAGTGTAAGTGATGGAACAAACAACGAATACTTTCAAGGTAATGCCACAAACTCTTCTGGAAACGGCTTTACATGGGATTTGTTTGATGGCGGTACATTACAGGCTGTATTAAATACCCCTGATCCTGCTGTAGCGCCTTCTGCAAACACGACTTATAAACACGCATCTACCTACAAGGTAAATGATTTTGCGGCATCACGTGATGGTGGAACCGTAGCAACAGACACTTCTGGAACTTTACCGACCGTAAACAAGTTAAGTTTTGGTACAGACACTAATGATGCTGGCGGATTCCTTAACGGTCACATCGCCAAGTTCTACTACTGGAACACTCGCAAGCCTAACTCATTCCTACAAACAATCACGGGGTAACTATGGACTATTACTTGAAAGCTGAATCAGAAGAAGCCTTGTGGTTTTCTCTTATCTCTGCTGGTGTTGCACAAGAAGTTACTGATGATGGTGTTACTCGTAAGGTTCCTGTCGGTATTGCATTAGATGTCATCGGTGTTATCTACAAAGGCACTGGCAACATGATCGAGGTGAACAGCTCAGACATGGGAGCCTACACCTACGAGGAGCAAGCGCCAATAGAAGGCTTCCATGCAAACATCAGGGGTGAGTTGACCCCAGAACAGGAGGCATTGCTGCCGTTGATCGCTGCGCCATCGTCTCCTAATCGTGTTTGGTTTGACTAAATAAAAGGAAATGGCAATGCAACATGAAACTGCTAAAGCTGCTGGTGATGCAGTATCACTGGTAACTGTGGTAGGAACACTAGCAGAAGTGTTACCGGCTATAGCGGCTTTACTAACGATTGTGTGGACTTTATTTCGCATATTCGAAACCGACACAGTAAGAGGCTGGTTAGGAAAGAATAATGTCAAGAAAGATTAGTAAAGGTAAGACTAAAACTACTGCTGCTAAGGAAACTATCTACACAGTTCCTACGCACCAGACAGCATTATGGACATTGTTGTATGTAGCTAACATCGGTGCTAACAACAAATCAGCAGCAGTATATTGGTATGATGCTTCCACTAATGAAGAGTATGGAATAGTTAATACAACATTCAACACTGGTACAGGGTTAGAGTGGGGTGGTGATGGTAAGTATGTTGTACTAGAAGAAGGTGATGAGATTAGAGTAGAGCAACAAGATAACCTTACTACCTTTAGTTTTATTATATCAGTAGAGTTAGATCCTAAGTTAGCAGTTCAGTTTAATACCTAAAGGAGTTACTATGTTTAAACCTTGCCCTGGTTGTCCTAGTCCTGCGAAGTGTAAGAAAGCTGGTAAGTGCATGAAGAAGTCTGGTGGTATGAAAGAGAAGAAGGTTAAACGTGGCTACTAAACCAGGACTATACGCTGCAATCCACGCCAAGCGTAAGCGCATTGCTGAGGGTTCTGGTGAGCGTATGCGTAAGGTAGGTAGCAAAGGCGCTCCATCGGCACAAGACTTTAAAGATGCTGCTAAGACAGCAAAGAAAAGGAAGAAGTAATGCCGCTGAAACAAGGATACTCTAAGAAGACTATCTCTGAGAACATCCGTAAGGAAATGAAGTCAGGGAAACCTCAAAAGCAAGCAATTGCGATTGCTTTGTCAACAGCAAGAAAGGCTAAGAAGAAAAAATGATTAAGAACAAAACTTATGCAAAGTTAGATAAACAAGAAGAAGTTATCGAAGATAAGAAGAAAAAGATTAAAGAAGCAGAGATGGAAAAGAAGATTCGTGCAATTGTTCGTAGTGAAATGAGTAAGAAAGCTAAAAAATGAAATTCTTTATCGCTGTGGTTGTTTTCTGCATTGATGGTCAATGTGCCTTCTGGAAGTCTGATGAAAACTTCTACAGCGAACGAGAGTGTCAAGCCGTTGCTATGAGGGCTATACATAAGATTGAGTCAGAAGTAGAAGTAGACATGATTGAAGGTGTTTGTCTTCCTATCAGTAAAAAGGATCAAACATAATGGTTAAGAAGGCATATCAGAACAAAGAAGGTGGTTTAAACCAGAAGGGTCGAGATTACTTCAAGCGTACTGAAGGTGCTAATCTTAAACCACCAGTATCAGCCAAGGAAGCAGCAAAGTCACCCACTGCTGCTAAACGAAGGAAATCATTCTGTGCAAGGATGTCAGGCGTGTCTGGCCCTATGAAGGATGAAAAAGGCAGACCTACAAGGAAGGCACTGGCACTAAAGAAATGGGATTGCAATGGCTAACCAAACTTATCTTGAAACAGTTAATAATGTATTGATTAGGCTTCGTGAGAACGAAGTTACTGCTGTTACTGACACTTCCTACTCTAAGTTGATTGGTAGGTTTGTCAACGATGCAAAGCGTCAAGTAGAGGATGCTTATAACTGGAACGCTCTATCAGAGACGCTAACAGTTACTACTGCTAACGATGTCTTTAACTATGTACTCACTGGTGTTGGTCAACGCTTCCGTGTACTTGATGTAATCAACCAAGAAAAGAATTGGTTTGTTCGTAACGAAGCCACTTCTATTATGAACGATTACTTCTTGAACATAACACCAGCACTTAAAGGTGCGCCAGAGGCTTATAACTTCAACGGTGTTGATTCCAATGGCGACACACAAGTAGATTTGTTTCCTATTCCTGATGGTGTTTATAACATCTTCTTTAACGTCATCAAGCCTACGCTGCCTTTGTCTGCTAGTGGTGATCAAATTATTG